AAAAGATCGCCGCCAGTCTGCGCGACCTCGCAGCCGCCGCCGATGAATCCCACCCCATCGACCCGCACGAAGTCAACATCTGCGTGGTTCAAATCCTAGCCCAAGCTGAAATGCTGCGCGCGGGCATCCTCGAACATGAAAGGGCCGAATGATGGATCGCCGTAATATTATTCCATCCATTCGCTTCTTGAGACAGGCGGAAACTAGCAATCTTGATCCGAGCGCCTGTTGGATTTGGAAGGGTAACATAAATAGCAACGGTTATGGCCGGTTTGTTATTGGTAACAAACATAAGTTGGCCCACCGAGTCTCATTTGAGTTGTTTGTTGGGAATATACCGGATGGGCAAAATGTCTGTCACACTTGTGATGATCGACTTTGCGTCAATCCACATCACCTTTGGCTAGGTTCACAGTCCGAAAATCTAGCCGATGCCGTTTCAAAGGGTAGACTAACACCACCGGACACGCGCGGTGAAAGAAATGGAAACCGCAAGCTTACGGCTTCAGACGTTTCAAAGATTAGGGATATGTTCAAAGGTGGAATCAAGCGGTTCTTGATTGCGCGACACTATAACGTTTCCCCATCAACGATTGGGGAAATAATTTCAAACAAAACGTGGAAGGAAGTTGCCTGATGGCCAGCGTAAATTCGTGCACATTTGTAGGCAACTTGGGCAAAGACCCCGAATGCCGTGACGTAAGTAACGGCCAAAAGGTCGCCAACTTCTCCATCGCCTGCACTGAAAAGTGGAAAAGTAAAGACGGAGAAAAGCAAGAGCGCACGACCTGGGTTCCTGTTGTCGTTTGGGGGCCGCTTGCCGATGTTTGTCAGCGCTATTTGCACAAGGGCAGCAAGGTCTACGTTTCCGGCAAGTTTTCGGTTCGCAAGTTTCAGGACCGCGACGGCAATGACCGATATGCAACAGAGATCGTGCTGCAAGGACCGCAGGCGCAGCTTGTGATGCTCGACGGCAAGCCTGCCGATGGCGGGCGCGCTGCGTCGAATGAAGGCACCACCACGACGCACTACGGCGCGCACGGTGGGCAGTCGAGCGGTGGCTTTGCCGACGACCTGTCGGATGAAATCCCATTTTAGACCAGTCACCTCGCGCCTGATGTTTTCGGCAGGCGCATTGGAACCACGAGGCGGGTCGTGGGGTGAAAAGCCCGCCAAACTTTCCGGGGGTGATATGTTCCAGCGCAAACCGCAGACCGTTACGCGCACCAAGCAGGACCGCCGCGTTCAGCTTGTGCAGGTGCTTACCTATCGCCGCAGTCTGGACGGGATCACCGCCGCCGATGTTGCGCGCTGGACCGGCCTTGGTGAAGCCGAATGTGCCGACGCATTGCAGCGCGAGATCGCGAGGCGCGCGGTATGAGTGCCCGCGATAGCCAGGTGGGCGGAACCCACTACGCCGACAAGCCGATCCAGCCCTGGGACGCTATGAAGGCATGGATGACACCCGATCAGTTCGAGGGCTTCCTGCGCGGCAATGCGATCAAGTATCTCGCTCGCTATCCTGACAAGGGCGGCATCGAGGATTTGCGCAAGGCCCGCCACTATCTCGACGCGCTGATCGAGGTGCTGGCATGAGCGCATTCGACAACCTCGAAACAACGCTCGATCCCGTGCCCTTGTTCCCGGTCGAAGAACCGGACGGGCGCAAGGACTTGAGCGAACTGGAGAGGGCTAAATTGTTCCGGTCCTACGTAGCCAAGCTTGCGCCTAAAGTTGTCCTCTACGCCAACGCCAATGCGGGCAAACGCAACCCAACCCAAGCGCGGGATGAAGGCATAAAGGCTGGCGTTCCTGACTATACAATAGCCTGGGATATTGCGGACAGCACTATTCCTGATTGTGCAGTGTCAGTCGCTTGGATTGAACTCAAGGGTTATTCCGCAGACGGTCGCCCCGGAAAACTAAGTAAAGCGCAAATTGATTTTATGAATTGCCTTCATTCGCGGGGCCATAAGGTTGCGTGTTTTTTCTCGGGAAAATCAGCTTTCGATTGGCTGGCATCGCTCGGCGCTCCAATACGGGGGCGAATTACATGAACCTCGCGCCCCGCCAGCCTGACCCTCTGCGGGAAGTGCTGGCGCGGGTGCTTGTCCAAATCGCGCTGCGTGATCCCGACCCGGTTGAACGCGCGGCAAAACTGCAAATCTTGAAGAAGGACGGTTGGCTGTGATGCCCGCAACCGAAACACAACAACAGCACTGGTCCGACCGCCGCTTCGTCTATTTCAAGGGGCAGTTCGATACCCATATCGAAACCGGCGAGGATTACCCGACGCAGGCTTTGGCCAAGCTGTTCAAGATGGCGCCGGGGAACAAGCCCAAGGGCGCAGGACTGGCCTGCATTCCGTCCACTTACGCCGACTTCGACGCGCGCGAACATGCGGCACAGCGCGAGCGGGGCCGGTTCATTGCGCTGGCGGGCGATGTGGATAGCGGAAATCATAGCCTCGATGCGATCCGCGATGGCGTGACAGCTTTTGTCAACGGCGCGGCGTGGATGATCTATTCCAGCCCACACGCGCGGCCCGACGATATGCGGTGGCGGATTATCCTGCCGCTGGCCGAAGAACAGGGCTTCGATTCATGGCACGATGCCCAGCTTTCCTTTTTCGCGCACATGGAAGCGCGCGGCATTGCGATGGATCACGCTCTCGCCCGTGCCGCGCAGCCGGTCTACCTGCCCAACGTCCCTGCTGTTCACGCCAAGACCGAAACCCCTTTGCGTGGGGCCGATGGTAAGCCGCTCTATTTCGTGCGCGAGCATAGCGGGCTGGACAAGCCGGGGCTTGACCTCACTGCGGGCGTGGCGGCTGACGGGATCGCCGCCATTGCCAAGCGCCGCGCGGATGACGAGCGCGCCCGTGAAACCCTGCGCCGGGAAGCTGAACAGCGCCGCGCGTCGATGCCCAAGGGCGATGGTGCCAGCCTGATTGATGACTTCAACGCGGGTAACACGGTCGCGGCCATGCTCGAGCTATGCGGCTATGAGCAAAGCCCGCGTAGTGACATTGACTGGCGATCACCGCACCAGACCGGCGAGACCTATGCCACCCGAGTGATCGGCAGCAAATGGATTAGCCTGTCGGCCAGCGATGCAGCGGCGGGCGTCGGCACAACCTGCGCTGCGGGCTGCTACGGCGATGCCTACGACCTCTATGCCCACTACAAGCACGGCGGCGACCACAAGGCCGCATACCGCGCGCTAGGGGCCGAGCGGCGCATTGCTTCGGGCAATGTGGTCTATCCCGAACAGTTCGCTGACCCGCCCGCATGGATCAATGAAATCCCGCCGCATGATGAAATGCCGGACTTTGCAGAGGCCACGTTCGAACCGGACTTTGATCCGGCCATTGAATCGCCGACCGAATTGCAGGTGGTCGATGCCTTCGACTTCGACGAGTCCGCGATTCCGACCCGCCCATGGGTGATCCCCGGCGTCATGCTGTCTGGCTATACCCATATGCTCGCCGCGCCTGGCGGTTCAGGCAAGTCCCTGTTCACGCTGCAACTCGCCATCGCGTTGGCCCTTGGCGAACCGTGGGGTTCATTCGTCCCCCGCCGCAAGGCCCGCACCCTTATCATCAACGTAGAGGATGATCTGCATGAACAGCGCCGCCGCCTTGCCGCAGCGCGCCGAGTAATGGGACCGGAGCAGGATGCGCTGCGCGGCATGGTCCATCTTGTTGCCGACACCGACAACATCATTGTCGCGGGCTTCGACGAACATCGCCGCGTCATGGTCGCCAAGCCGATTGTCCCCGTGCTGGTCGATTATATCCGCCGCAACCAGATCGACGTGCTGATCGTTGACCCGTTCACCGAGACTTTCGAGGGCGACGAGAACGACAACAGTGAAGTCAAGTGGGCCATGCGCATCTGGCGCGATGAGATCGCTAAGGCGACGGGGTGCGCTGTCTACCTTGTCCACCATACCACCAAATACGCGGCGGGCGGGGCAGGCGATGCCAATGTAGTTCGCGGGGCGGGCGCTATCGTCAACAGCACCCGTATCAGCGCCACCCTTATGCCCATGACGCAGGACGAAGCGGCAACGCTGGGCATCGATGATGCCGAGCGCAACCTTTACGTGCGCTATGACGACGCCAAGGCCAATCAAAGCCTCAAATCCGGCAAGGCGCGCTGGTTCCAAAAGCAGTCCGTCACCCTCACCAATGGCGACGAAAACCACCCTGCCGACGAGGTGGGCGCGCTTATCCCGTGGTCGCCGCCCGGTATGCTGGACGGCATTTCCATCCATGCCATCAACGCCGCGCTGGACAGCATCGACGGTGGGATCGTGGACGCGCACGGGGTGCCCACAGGCTCGCGATATACCTATTCCACCAAGGGCGGCACCAAGGAAAGCGGACGCTGGGCCGGATGCGTCCTGATCAACCAGCTTGGCATGAAAGAGGGGCAGGCCGGGGCGCTGCTCAAGACATGGATGAAGAACGGCGTGGTGGTCGAAGATACCTATCGAGACCCCAACCGGCGCGAGGATCGCAAGGGCCTTTTCGCACCCCGCAGCGCCCGTCCAGGGGAGGCAAATTGATGCCCCAAAATAGCGCCCCAAATAGGAAATCATTTCGTGCGCATTTCGTGCGGATTTGTGCCCGAAATAAACCGGAAGCCCTAACGGGAAACCATTTTGCGCAAAAGCGCCCCAAATGGGCGCGCTATTTTGCGCACAAATGGTGCAGTTCCCGTTGTGAGGGCCTTCCGGCAAGCATCTTGGAAAGGATGTTTTGATGCGGAAGAATGCAATCTCACCGATCGGTTTGCCGCCTGTTGGAACCCTGCTCGATATCAATGGGCAGCGGTTTTTGTGCGTTGCTCACGACCAACACGAAGGCAGGTTCGGCAATAAAACCGAGGTCGCCATTTGGCTGGCAGATTGCGCGACTTGTGGTCAGCCGTTCCATAGCAAGACAACGGCAGGAAGGTTTGCTGAAGTCCGGCGATGTGAATTGCACAGGCGACCCGGCAAGCCGGTTTGTGGCGACGATGGCCACATCGCTAGCGCGCGGCGGTAATGACCACACCCAAACGGAGGTAACCGAGTGACCATGGAAGTAAGTCTCGCCCTAGCACTGCCGGAAACCACCAGCTTCCCCGACTGGCTCTCCACAGGCCGCGCCCTCGCCAACAGCAAGCGCAACATCGACTGGCTGATCGGTGACTGGCTGAACTTCGGCAAGGCCCGCTTCCCCGAGCAGATCGAGATGGCCATCGCCGAACTGGGCGAGGATCCGCGACGGCTCAAGCGCATCGAGACCACAGTCGCCGCATTCCCGCCCCACAAGCGCGACGGTGCCCTCTCCTTCGATCACCACGCTCATGTCGCCGACATGCCCCAGCAGGAAGCCCTGCCGCTGCTCAAGGCCGCGCACCAGGCCAACTGGACCGCCCGCCAGCTGCGCATTGAGGCCATGCTCAGAAAGTGCGAGATCGGGCAGAACCTGCCGCGTGACGACGACCCCGACCACGACCACCTCCTCGCCCTGTCCCGCGCATGGAACAGGGCACCCCGCCACGTCCGTGAGGAGTTCGCCGACATGATCGCAGAGAGCCACCTTGGAGTAATCGACGTATGACCGCCCTAGTCCGAACCTTCCCACCGCCGCCCCCCGAGTTCGCCGAGCAGTTCGCAGACGGAGGTTGGCGGCGCGTCGAGCGCATCTATGGCGCCCGCACCAGCCTCATCCGCAAGTGGATCGCCCTGACCGGGGCAGACCGGGCGCGGCGTGACGTTATGGGCCAGACCATCAAGGTGAAATCATGAAAACCAGCGGGACTATAAAAACCGAGACGCGCGCAATTGGCGCATTGATCCCGTTCGCGCGCAATTCGCGGACGCATAGCGATGAGCAGGTCGCGCAGATCGCCGCGTCGATCCGTGAGTTCGGATGGACCAATCCTATCCTTGTCGATGGCGACAATGGGATTATCGCAGGGCATGGGCGTTTGGCCGCTGCCCGCAAACTGGGCCTCGATGCCGTTCCTGTGATTGTGCTGGATCACCTTACCGACGCGCAGAAGCGGGCGCTGGTGATTGCAGATAACAAACTGGCGTTGAATGCCGGGTGGGATTTTGAGTTGCTGGAAAACGAAGTCAGGGGGCTTGATGATGACGGGTTTGACCTGGCGTTGCTTGGGTTCGATGATGCGGAACTAATCAAGATGTTGTCCGAGGTTGAACCGGGCGAATTGCCGGTGCTGGCCGATGGCGACCGCGAACCGTTCCAGCAAATGACGTTTACCTTGCACGATGAACAGGTGGAACAGGTCAAGGCGGCAATGGACGCGGCTAAGGCAATGGGGCCTTTCGATAGCCCGAACGAGAACAGCAACGGCAATGCCCTAGCGCGCGTAGCTGAAACCTTCCTGACGGTGGCTGGCGATGCCTAGCGCTAAAGATATTCATGTCGCGCCGATTAGCGCCAAGGATGCCGCCGCATTGGTTAAGCGCGTCCACTACAGCGGCAAGGTTGTGCAGAATAGCCAGTTGCACTTGGGCGTATTTCTGAATGGGCGGCTTGAAGGCGTAATGCAGTTTGGCCCGTCCCTGGACAAGCGCAAGGTGCAAGGCTTGGTCGAAGGCACGGGGTGGAATGGCTTTATCGAGCTAAACCGCATGGCCTTTTCTGATCGCCTCCCGCGCAATTCCGAAAGTCGAGCGCTTGGTATTGCGATGCGAATGATACGCAAGGCATATCCGCATATCGAATGGGTGATTTCTTTTAAAGCCCGCGAACGTCTGACCGTTCCTATTTTGCCATTTAGCAAGATAGACGAAATGGGCGCGGGAATGTATAGGTGCAAGGCGCGTCCGAAAGATCAGGCCCTAGCGAACCCCGCTAGGCTGGGCGGTGAGACTCCGACCCGGACGCTCCACAATTCCGGCGAGGCCGCGTAATGGGTAAGCGCGGCCCGAAGCCATGGGAGCCTACCGACGAGCAGGTAGCCAAGGTGCGCCTCTATGCCGGGCTGGGCTCAACCCAGGACCAGATCGCGGCGATGATCGGCAAGAGCATCGATACGCTGACCAGAAACGAGCGAACAGCCGAAGCGCTTCAGATCGGACGCGCGGAGACAATCGCCAAGGTCGCCGGGTCGCTGGTTCGGAAGGCGCTCAACGGCGATACCGCCAGCGCGATCTTCTACCTCAAGACGCAGGCAGGATGGAAAGAGACCAACGTGCAGGAACACACCGGCAAGGATGGTGGTCCGATCGAAATAGAACAGGTCAGTGCAGATGCAGATGCTTTCACCCGCGCAATTGCTGGCCTCGCTTCCAGAGAAGCAGCGGGAAGCGGAACTAGCGAAACTTCCCACTGAGGTCCGCGCTCAACTCCGGTGGCACTGGCCGTTCTGGGCGCGACCCAATCAAATCGAACCGGAAGGCCATTGGCGCACGTGGGCAGCGATCGCAGGGCGTGGATTCGGCAAGACCCGCCTTGGCGCGGAGTGGGTGCGCAAGGTGGCTTGCGGCCCCACCCCGCTGGCTTCTGGCCGTCACCACCGCATTGCCATCATCGCTGAAACGGCAGCCGACGCCCGCGACGTGCTGGTTGAGGGCGATAGCGGCATCCTCGCCGTGCATCCGCCAGACTTTCGCCCACTCTACGAGCCGTCCAAGCGCCGCCTGACATGGCCGAACGGCGCTGTCGGCACCCTTTACAATGCAGTCGAGCCGGACCAGTTGCGCGGCCCGCAGCACGATGCGGCGCTGTGCGATGAACTAGCCAAGTGGCGGTATGCTAGAGACACATGGGATCAGCTGCAATTCGGCATGCGCCTTGGCGAGCATCCGCAAGTGGTCGTCACCACAACCCCGCGTCCGATCCCGGTCCTGAAAGAAATCCTGAACAGCGACGATACCGTGATCACACGCGGTTTGACCATGGACAATGCCGGGAACCTCGCTCCCTCGTTCATGAAGGCCATTGTCGATCGATATGCCGGGACGCGGCTCGGTCGGCAGGAACTCAACGCTGAAATGCTGGACGATGTGCAGGGCGCGCTGTGGTCGCGCGATATGCTTGACGTCACCCGCATCAAGCAGGCCCCGGCTATGCGCCGTGTGGTTATCGCGGTTGACCCGTCCGGCACTTCTGGCGGCGGGGAGGGGGATGATATCGGCATCGTCGCCGCAGGGGTCGGGATCGATGGGCGCGGCTATGTGCTGGGAGACTATTCCTGCAACCTCTCGCCGGAAGGCTGGGCACGCCGCGTTGCCGAGGTCTATTCCATGCACCAGGCTGACCGCATCGTCGCGGAAAAGAACTTTGGGGGCGCAATGGTTGAGGCGGTGATCCGCGCCAGTAACCGCAGTCTGTCGGTCAAGATGGTGACTGCGAGCCGGGGCAAGGTGGCGCGGGCAGAGCCGGTCGCAGCGCTCTATGAGCAGGGCCGCATTAGCCATGTCGGCGGCTTCGCTGCGCTTGAGGACCAAATGTGCGCCATGACCTCATCGGGCTACGTTGGCGAGGGATCACCAGACCGCGCCGACGCGCTGGTCTGGGCACTGACCGAGCTGATGCTGGGCAATGCGCCCTACAACCTCGCCGCGCTGGCGGGGTGACGGCGGTAACGACGAGACGGCGGTAAGCATACCAAAGCCCGCATGGGCACCGTGACGCAACTCTTCGACGGTCTGAAATCAGCCATCACCGGCGCAGGCACCCGCCGCGATCCGCGCGCTTCGATGACCTACGGACTCGTCGCGCCTCTCACCCAGCAGGACATCGACGCGGCCTATCGCGGGTCTGGCTTGATGCGCAAGATCATCCAGATTCCCGCGCTCGACATGGTGCGCGAATGGCGCGACTGGAAGCTCGACGCCGATGATGTTGCCAAGATCGAGGCGGAGGAAAAGCGCCTTGGCCTGCGTGAGAAGGTTCGTGCGGCCGAAGTGCTGCGGGGCCTTGGCGGCGGTGCGCTGATCCTCGGTCTGCCCGGTGATCCTGCAAGCCCCGCGCCCGAGGCCATCCGCCCCGGCCAGCTCCTGTTCGTCAACGTGGTCTCGCGCTGGCACCTCTCGTTCGACACCATGCAGGACGACGCGCGCCTGCCGGGTTACGGCGAGCCGACGATGTGGAAGCTCAACTCGGGCACCACCGCGCAGATGGCGGTCCACCCAAGCCGCGTGGTGCCGTTCCGCGCTGACACGACCGCCATGCTCGCCGCGCTGACCATTGGCCGCGATGATGCCTTTTGGGGTGAGAGCCGTGTCGCGCAGGTGCTGGACGCGGTGAAGGACAGCGACGGTGCGCGCGGGGCCTTCGCCTCGATGCTGCACAAGGCGCGCCTGACCCGCATTGGCATCCCGCGCCTGTCCGAGATTGTCTCGACCCCCGGCGGCGAGGCTGCGGTCTCTGCCCGGCTCGAGGTCATCGCGCTCGCCGAGTCCATGTTCAACGCCACTCTGTTCGACGCAGGCAGCGACGGCAAGGACGCCGAGCGGATTGATGACGTAACCTATAGCTTCGCCGGGGCTAAGGATATTCTGTCAGCCTATGCCGAGTTCGTGGCGGCTATCAGCGACATTCCCGCCACCCGCCTGCTGGGCCGCGCGCCCGAGGGGATGAACTCGAGCGGGGACAGTCAACAAACGGATTGGAAAAAACTCGTGAAGGCCAAGCAGGAGCTTGACCTTGCCCCCTGCCTCGACCGCATGGACCCTTGGCTGCTTCAGTCGGCTCTTGGCTCTGCGCCCGATGGCTACTGGTGGGAATTTGCCCCGTTAGACACCCCCGATCAGTCTGAGGTTGCGACCCGGTTCAAGACGGAGATGGAAGCGATAGAGCGCCTCCAGGTCATGGCGGCGATCCCTGAGCGCGCCTTCAATGAGGCGGTCCAGTCCAAGATGATCGAGGAGGGATACCTCCCGGGCCTTGAGGCTGCGCTGATGAAAATCCCCGAGGATGAGCGGTGGGGCGTTGAGCCTGACCTGTCGCTTGATCCCGTCAACAGCGGAAAGGAGGTTGATCCAGCATCTGCCGGTCAGGGCGGAGAAACGCCGGACACTCCGCCCGCCGTGCCCGAGGGTTCGCCCCAGCAAGGCGTGTAAGCCATGCCTATCCCCCTCGCCGCGATGGCCGCGCGCACGAAGCGCACCCGCAAGCGCGAGATCACCTTCCGCCCGATCACCCCGCCGG